AGCAGGATAATAAGAAAAACAATTCCAGAGCTGTAGTTCATCAAGTCGTCTTGAGGGCACTCGGGATGCATCAAATCCCTGTTGAATAAACGCGCTAATTGGTAAGCGATAAAATATTGCACCATTTTCCATAATAGCATGAAATAATACAGCGTGACCTGTAAGAGCGCTAAGACCGAAGATAATACAGTCTTCAACTTCTCCATGATGTTTTTTAAGATCATATAAATATTCTCTCCTTATCTGTGCATATGTCGGGGGTATGTTTGCATTTAAATAAGCCATAATAAATCATTTTATGGATCCCCAATTTGGACCCTCTTCGTAGTCTACTTTATTTGGTATCTTTAAGTCAACTGCGTTTTCCATCACATCTTTTATTTTAGCTGCCTCTTCATCACTACTTACAGATATATCTAATTCATCATGCACCTGTATGTGTGGTGTGATACCTTCTTTATATAATTCTAACATAGCTTTCTTGGTCATGTCAGCTGCAGAACCTTGTATCAATTTATTTAATGCTTTATAAGTAAAAGCTCTACGAGTTGGGTTGTTGTGCCAATAATTTTTTTTAGGGTTTCCATCTTTGTCTTTTAATATTTCTCCTTCATCATCTTTTAAATATTCACCCATTTTCTGTAAGTCCTGCATACGTTCTTCATCTTCTGCTGGAATATATTTACCCCAGTCACTACCACGAAGTATTGGTTCGTATTTAGGAAATCTACAACGTCTACCTAATAAAGTTTTAATCTGTCCTTTATTAGCTCCCGCTTTCATAACTTCATTCATTAATTGTTTTACGAATGGAACTCTTGAGTGATATTTATTAAATAATTCCTCTGCTTTAAATTTAGATACACCTAACTCTGCTTGTAGTTTAGCTTTACCCATACCATAGAAAAGACCCAAATTGATCACTTTAGCTTGTGATCGTGGTATTTCAGCCATTTCTGCTACGATTTTGTGAAAGTCGGTCGACGGGTCAGTGTCGTATGAATCTGCAATTGTATTTACTGAAGGTAGTCCATAACGTAATGCATAGTGTGCAACAAGTCTTGGTTCCTGTTGCGAGTAGTCAAAGCAACCCCACTTGCATTCTTGTTCAGGTATAAACAAACTTCTAATCATTGGACCCAAAACTTTATCTCTTGCAGGTATTTGTTGAAGGTTTGGATTTGAGTATGAAAAACGTCCAGTGATTGTTCCACCATCATCAGATCTAATTTGATTTATCTCTGCATGTATTCTACCTTTGTGTTCGTGTTTTAATATAGTGTCTATAAATGTTGTATTCACTTTATTAATCTTTCTTGCTTCAGCTATCTTTTGTATGATAGGATGAGTATGATTAGAAAGGAAATTTTTAGTAAATGAAGGCTCATCAGATTTTGCTGTACGTTCGTAAGACAGGTTTAGTTTTTGAAAAACTTTTTCAATTGATCTTGCTGCCCATATTTGAACATCTAGTTGTGTTTCTTTTTGAACTTCTTGCAATAATAATTGCTCTTGTCCTATCAATTCCTTACGCAGTTCGTAAGCTCTTTGAGTATCTACGCGAACGCCTAAGAAACGCATATCCACAAGACAAGGAAAAAGATCCGTTTCTAGATTAAAAATATCTTGAAGATCATTTTCAATAATTAATTTTTTTACATGTTGCCAAAGTTTAAAAGTTAACTCTGCATCTTTTTCAGCGTAAGCTCCAACTTCATGAGCAGGTAATCTCCACATGTCAGCTTTTGGATCTAGTCCTCTTGACTTAGCGGCTTCGTTTAAGGCTCTTTCATTTTTACCTTCATTTAAAAAATGCCAGGACAAAGTATTTAACGTATACGAAAATCTATTCTCATCTAATAAAGAACAGGCAATCATTGTATCCACAACTAAACCATTGATTTTTAAACCTAAATTACGTATCCAACAAACATCATACATAGCATTATGGAATATTTTTGTAGCTGGACACTCAAGAATATCTTTAAACCATTCAAGAGTTTTATCTCTATTCATGTTAGGTCCCTCTTGGTGAGCTATGGGAAAATACCATTTATCATTATATGTTGCTACAGCTATACCCACAACTTCCCCATTATCTATGACTGCACCTGATCCTCTAGATTTTAAATCAGGATCTCTTGTTTCCAAATCAATTGCAATCTCATCATAAGATCTAAGATCTGGATACTCTGTGGGTTGAACCCACTCTGTTTGTGGTAAAATCATTTTTTTTTCATGTCTTTCATTTTTAACATTTCCAATTGGCAGTAATGTACAATTTTTTCTAGGTCCTGTATACCACCCTTACGCTGATACCTACAAACGTACTTTATAACGTTCCCCTGGAAGAACGATAAATCGTTTTTTGAAATAAACTCGTAAGGCTGAATGTGAAACTTAGTATAGTGATTCCCGCCAATCTGGGTGTATTGCGGAAATGTTTCTTTAAATATATCTTTATTTGTCATAGTTCATACTCCTTTAATTTCTTTTTTGCTTTTAATTTATATAAATTATTTCTTGCTCTCGTGATCCCAACATACCACACTCTATGCTCTTCATCTTGTTTGTCAATACTTGATTTAATTCCTTGCTGAACAGTACGACCTTGATGCAAAGATAAAATTACATTATCTTCTTCACCACCCTTTATTGCATGAATAGTTGATAACCATATTCTTGCTTTCTCTTTTAAGTTTTCTTTTGATGCAATTAAATTTCTTAAATATAAAATTTCTTTTTGATCTGCTACAAATTTATCATACCATGGAATTTTAACATCCCAATTACCTGTAGGTATAAATTCTTTTACTGCACTTATTTCTTTTTCATCTAAAATTTCACCCATTGTCCATTTAGTATATGCAACTGCAGCCTCATACATACCCACTTTAAAACTTTTACCTTTATTACTTTGATAATAAAAATTTTTACGTTTTAAATCTTTCATAATATCTAATAGATTACTTTTAGTTCTTGTAAGAATTAACCATTTACCTTTTGATAAATCCACTTGATCAAGATCTGATATGTAATGTGATTCCCCTTGATAATCTCTTGGATAATATTTTTTTAATTTTCTTAACCCAATAATATTATTAATAGGTTTAATAGATTCATCTTGAACTGCTTTAGATATACGTCTTGATTTTCTTAAAACTATTTCTCGTGCAGGTTCTTTAATAAATCTTTTTACATCAGCTCCAGCCCACGCATAGATAGCTTGATCATCATCACCAGCTAAATACATTTGTTCACAATAATATTTTAATTTATCATATAGTTTCCATTGTAATGGAGATAAGTCTTGTGCTTCGTCAATAAATATAGCTTTGAATAGAGGTATCTTATCAAAGTTTAAAACAGATTTTACAATATCATTAAAATCAAAAAGATTATTTTTCTCTTTGTAAATTTGTAAATTTTGATAAATGTGATTTAACGTGTCAAAGTCATTAACTTGTTTTTTATCATGCTCGTTTAAATCAAACTCTTGTCTAATAGTTATGTCCTTGTTTATTGATCTTTGTATCATTTGAAAATATGGGTTATTGCAAGTTAAGAAGTGTGTTTCTTCTTCGTTGTATTTGTCAGAAAAAGAAACTCGTACATTTAATTTTTTACCTAAGTCCTCATAGTGATATGGCTGCATAATATCTTCTTCATTTAGTCCAAGTAAGTGATAGCAAAATGCATGTATTGTTTGAAAATATGGAACTTCTTTTTCAGATACATTAATTCTTTTACGTGCCTCTTCCGCTGCTTTTCTGGTAAATGCAAAATAACCTATCTTGTGTAAAGGCACACCTATACGTTCATATGCTTTTACACGTCTAATTAATCTAAATGTTTTACCTGTACCAGGTGGTCCATATATTTTATTGATCTTTTCCATTGGCTTTCTTAAATCCATCTTTGAGTGATCCAGTCCAGCCATATGATCCATAGTGTGTTGTTTGTCCATCTACTACTCCATAAAATTTAAAACCTGATTTTCTAATTAAATTACAAAAATTAACATCTTCACCCCACCAGGTTCCGTCTTTACTAAAAGTGGTATCCCAAAAATTATAAAAATATGAGTTTGCTTTTTCGGATATAATTTCTTTTTGTTTTATTTTAAGATGTGGATTGTCTTTCATTAATTTTTCATAAACACTTTTATGTATTAATGTTAAACCTGCAGGTCCAGCTTTTAGTTCTACAATACCTTTTTCATCTATTTGAATATTAGTTGGATCTTCAAACTCTACAGAAAATTTAATAACATTGTCTTGTGTTTTCTTTCTGTATGGTACACAAATTGCATCTTTTTGAGCTAATAACATACGACCTACAACATCAGGTTCGAATTCCATATCTGCATCTATAAATAATTGATAATCAAAACCAGACTCTAAGAACATTGCAGTCAATACGTTTCTTCCATAACCTACGTAAGGACATTTAAATGTTCCTATCTCTGCTTTCATTTTTGCAAGCGTAAACTTATTAAATAATTTAACCAACGATAGACAAGTCGATACTTGCATTAAATCATATGTTGGCATTGATATATAAACACTAGGCGGTTTCGTCATACTATATTCTCCTTATCTTCTATTTCTATTATTTCTTCTGGTATGTCTTCTTTTTCTAAATCTTCCTTTGGAAGTTTTAAAACTCTTAATGGTGGAAATGATTCTTCGTTATCACCTTTTGGAAATCTTTTTTGACAATCAAATTCACCTTTAAAATATTGTTTAATCATTGTAGCTGTTCTTGCTCTTTCTTGATTCCAATCTCCTCGTTTTAATTCGTCATAAAATTTATCATATACAAAATAAAAATGTTGATCTTCATGCAATACAGCTCCACTTTTAAATGCTGCGTAAGAGCTCGCTTTTGGTCCATTAACATATGTAAATAATTCTTTCTTCAACATGTCTATAGGGTTTGTGCCTGCAGGTGGTTGAATAGTTTCCATGGTTGCCCATAATCCATTTAATATATTTTGATATTCTTTTTCTTTTATACTTGGTGGATATGTAGTTGTATGATCTGCAATTAAACTACGCATTTGTTTCATTTCATTAAATTGTTTTATACTACGTGCATGCACTTGCACAATTTTATCTGCAGCTACTTCAACATTAAAAAAATATTCGTGATCAGGTTTGTACATAATTCTAATTAAACCTGATACTGATGGCCACTGCGAATCAAAGTGACCACCAATACCAAATTTTCTTTTTAGACATGTGCCCCTCGCACAATATGATGATATAGGTAAATCATTACATTTAAAACCTGCAGTATCTTTTTTCCAATACTTAATCTTTTCCTCTACTTTGCCATCACCCCAGATCTCATCATACAAGATATAGTTTCTAGCTGCTTCTAATACTTTCTTTTCCCAGTTCTCACTAAATTTCTTTTTAGCAAACACCATGTAGTTGTATAAAAATCTATCTCTCTCGTCTTTTAATTTGTTCCCTGATTCCTGTATCTCTTTGCAAATCATCTGTAAACAAGGAGGACCATCAGCAAACTCTTCCGGTCCACCAGTCAATACTTCTTTTATCTTTTTGTTACTAACTTCTTGTAAACTTTCTTTTGTTTGTAAATTAGCTTCAACTACTTTTAAAAAATAATCTAAATCCATTTTACTTCCATCAGGTTTGTACGCTCTTCGTTCATTACCATTAAAGTATGGAAGGTTAATAAAACTACCAGACGTTCTATCTCCGTTTTGATTTTTACCAAGTGCAGTTTGTTTTGGAAATATTTCAGTCTTAGATGGTAGACCAAATAAAAATAATAAATTAGATAAGAACTCTCTTATTAAAGATGCAGGTACTTTTTCTTTTGTAAATACATAAATATGAAGTCCACCACTTTTAGATTCTATTGGTATTACAGGTAAATTTTTTGTGTCAATAATTTTTAAATATTTTTGTAAATCAAATTTTTCATAGTCATCAGGGTCAACATCAATCGCACCAAAACTAGCCATGCTTTCATCATCACAAGCTTGTAAACCTATAGATTTTTTTCCATTTAAATGATCTTCATAATCTCTTTCTGAAATACTTCTTTTAGCCCAACCATAATCACCTGGATCAAATTTTAATTTATTAGTTTTAGGATCATGGTATCCATTCTTAACATTACAGAAACCAAAGTCCCTTTTTAATCCGCTAAAATATTTTTCAAAATCTTTCATAATTTAATAAGGGCGCTTCCACGCTAGCTTCAGCGCCCCTTTGGCCAATGTCCCTTTAGGGAACTCGGTTATACAATGTCTCCAGTAGTTTTAGGCGCATCGTATTTTGGTTTTGCTGCACCTTTAGATACTGTCTTTTGAAGTTGTTGTGCAACTTCATACAAATCAGCATCTTTTTTATTACTGACATCAAGATTTCTTACTCTTGATGGTTTGTAGACATGCCAGCTTTTACTGCCCGCTGTCTTACCAACAGTTTTTAAATTATAAACTGCTGAGTATGCAGCTGGATTGAAAGAGCCATCTGCATCAGAGAATCTTAGATTCTTGATTAGATTGTTTAGCTCTCTTGCTGGTGTAAGATTAGAAGATCGCATAGCAATTACTGCTGGTCTTGGTTCACCTTCGACCAATGCTAATACGTAGAAGTATGCAGTTTTCTCTACATAGTTTCCGTTAGGCAATCTATACCTACCGTTCTTCTCTTCCACAGCATCCGCTGGAATCTCTAAATGAGTTCCGACTGGAGCCGAAGCACTATCGCCTCTCTCCTGCCATTCCGGATATCTAGTTTGAGAATGTGCAATAATTACTTCTAATCCTGCATTTCCATCAATAAGTTGCGTGAAGCCTGCTGCATATATCATGCCAGGTTTAGCACCATCAACATATTTTGGATCTCTCTCATTACACTCAGGTGAAAGCTGATGAAGAATTTTTAAAATCGGAGTTGATACATCATCCGATCTAATTTCTTCAGCGCCTTTACCAGCGTCGCCTCTGAGATTGATAGTTGCAAGTGATCCTGCACTATTCTTTTTTACTACTTCTTTATCCATAATTTACTCCTTAATGTTTGTTAGTTTAGTAGTTTAGTTTTTGGTTTTTATTTCTGTTTGATTTCCTTCAAACGTTGTAAACAACTCTGCAGGTATGCTACCACCTTTTGAATGATAGTCCCGCAAAGTTGTTCTAAGGGTTCCGGCATGAACTGCAATTTTCCGATCGGGTTCATAACCTTGTCCTCGTGCAAGTGAAGCGTATTGCTCCGCCTTGTTATCTTCGTTTAGACCGAACTTAACTGTGATTTCATTTTTCACAATCGCTCCCAGTCCATTGTTCCGAAGCCAGTTGTGTGCCTCTTCTTTTTTAGCTGCAATAATTGAGACACCAAATACATCTTTGACAGATATTTCTGATCCGTCTTTTAGTTTTAATGTTTTAAGATTTAACTGATCCATCAGATCAGGTATAATAATATTAGAATAATATTTTTCTCTTTCTTTTAGTTCTTTTAATTTTAACTCTTGATTAATAACTTCTTGTTTTATTTCTTGAAGAGTATTAATTTCTTTTGAGAGTTCGTCTGGATTGACGTTTGACACCTGATTCGGTGCATCTTGTCTTAGGTCTATAGTCATAGCTTTCCTTATATGTGTTTGTTAGTTTAATCATTAATAATAATTCCTTTTTGCAATTCGAAATATAGTGATAATAAATTTGGTGTCAACTTATTTTTGAAAAATATTTACTTCGATAGGATAATAAGTTTTTTCTTGACGATCCCATTTTAACAATTTGTATTTACCATTAGTTGTATCAGAAACTAAAGAACACACCACACCAATAATTGCAGGGTCACCTGATAATAAAAGATAATCATTCTCAGTATAGTTTTTTAGAAGAGTTCTAAGTTTCATAACTAAAGGTCCTGGTGAATGAATCATTTGTGAAAACTCTGGAAGCAATGACACAATCTCACCATATTTTTGTGCACCAACAATATTATATTTAGGTTCACCTTTGCTGGTTCCTGGTATGTCTTGAATTAAATAAACTTTGTTCATTGACTTTTTATCTTTTAGGTAATATATAACCATTAGAAAGCAAAAGTAAACATGAATTATAAATTTAAAACGAAGCCATATGCGCATCAGTTAAAAGCATTAGAACGTTCTTGGAATAAAGAATATTTTGCCTATTTTATGGAAATGGGAACCGGTAAATCTAAAGTTTTAATAGACAATGCATCTATGCTTTACGATAAAGGTGAGATAAATGGTCTATTATTAGTAGCACCAAAAGGTGTTTATAAAAACTGGTATGATGGTGAGATACCCACTCATATGGTAGATCACATAGAAAAGAAAGTTGTACTTTGGGAAACATCTAATTCCTCTATAGAAAAAATAAAAGAACTAAATACATTATTTGCAACAGGTACTGACTTTCATATTTTAGTTATGAATGTAGAAGCATTCTCATATCCAAAAGCTACAGAGTTTGCTAAACGTTTTTTATCTTGTCACAAAGCTATGATGGCAATAGATGAATCCACAACAATTAAAAACCCCACAGCAAATAGAACTAGAAATATTATGACTTTAAAACCGTTAGCTAAATATAGAAGAATTTTAACAGGTTCTCCTATTACTAATTCACCATTAGATTTATTTAGTCAGGCTGTTTTTTTAGATAATTATTTATTAGGTTTTGATTCTTTCTGGGCATACAGAGCTCACTATTGTATTATGAAAACTATGAACTTAGGTTCACGATCTGTCACTGTTCCTGTGGGACCTAATAAAAGAAACATACCAGAGTTAGAAGAAAAAATAAAAAAATTTAGTGAACGTGTATTAAAAGATGATTGTTTAGATTTACCTAAAAAAACTTTTTTAACTCGTAAGATAGAATTAACTGGCATACAAAGAAAACTTTATAATGAAATGAGAAAGTATGCGATCTCAGAATTAGAAGGTAAAGTTTGTTCTACGTCCACTGTTATGGTGCAGTTGTTAAGACTGCATCAAATATCTTGTGGTTATCACGCAACAGACGATGGTAAACCTCAACAACTTCCATGTAATAGATTAACAGAGTTAATGGATATACTTTGGGAAATATCAGGTAAAGCAGTTATTTGGTCTTATTATGTAGAAGACTGCAAAAGAATTATAGAAGAAATAAAAAAACACTTTGGAGAAAATTCTGTCGTTGATTATTATGGTGCAACTGCAACTGAAGATAGACAAAAAAATATTAAAAAGTTTCAAGACAATCCTGAGTGTAGATTTTTTGTAGGTACAACAGGTACGGGTGGTTTTGGAATTACTTTAACTGCAGCTAGTACAATGATTTATTATTCTAATGGTTATGATTTAGAAAAACGCTTACAATCAGAAGCTCGTATAGATCGTATTGGTCAAACTAAACCTATGACTTACATTGATCTTGTTGCTGAAGATACAATAGATACTAAAATACAAAAAGCTTTGCGTACTAAAATGAATATTGCTAATGATGTAATGGGAGAAGAATTAAAATCTTGGATTTAAAAAAGTCCTTTGTCGATAACTTTTTCTAGCAACAGAAGTGATACTGCCCCAACAGTACCCAATAACACCCAATAGATCTTGTCTATCTTACCACCCAAATCGTGTATACCATCATGCATATGTTTAACATCTT